TAACTTGAGCAGCTCCTGTGTTATAAAACCTCAAATCATCACTAGACAAATACTGAATCCATTTGTTAGTACCGTTAGCAATACTGAATTTTAAATGATCTGTGGCTGTTGTAATTTCAACTCCACCCACTACTTCTAATTTAGCTCCTGGACTAGTTGTTCCAATTCCTACGTTCTGTGAACTATCGATAGTCATAGCTGTTGCAGTATTAACAATGAACCTCATTGAGTTATCATCGTGTTTATAATCAATATATCCTACATCAATATCAGCATCGTCACCAAACTCAATACGTGATAATACTGCCGCACCTGTCGCTTTAATATTAATAATTGATGATACTGCTGTAGCTACTTGCAAAGTTCTACCTGGACTAGTCGTACCGATTCCTACTCTGTTGTTAACCTTGTCTACAACCAGTGTGTTAGTATCTACCACTAATCCAGTAGATGCAATATCACCAGTGTTAATGTCGTACGCTGCTGTCTGTAACGCTCCACGAATCTGATTACTGTCAGTATCAAGGAACTTCTTTATATCATAAGTTGTACTTGTTTTATCTTTTTCTTTAATGTTAATGTTTGCCATGTATCATCACGCTCTCTAATCCTAGCTAATTAAGCTCGGTCCCATTCCAGATCTATCTTTACCTTCGTTACACGAATCTCGTCATCGCTAACTCTAGTAACCCTATACTTTAACTGGTTCTGGAACAACCAACCACCTAAATCAAAATCAAACTCATAATCAAACCCTGTACCACCACCAACGAAGTTACCTAAGCTAGCGTACAGATCAGCATCCAAGTCAGCGTCCAGGTCGGAACCACTATACTCACGCATGAACACTCGGACATTATTGTTAATAGCAATCCACTCATTACCATTATAGATCTCAATATCAATACCGTCAATAGCATCACTGCCATCAACGTACTCAGCATTAACATTAACTGTTACGCTTCTAAAGTTACGGTTATATTCATATGCGAGTACTTTACTTTGTAGCACCTTCCGATTACCGTTAGGATCTCGATATAATCTAACATATCCATTAGTGGAATCGTACTCTGCTGCGTTGGTAACTGTATCGTCAATGTCATAGTCATTATAAAATGGCTCAAAGAACTTACCGAACGGAATTATGACCGCAACCTCAACACTGTCTTTAACTACACGAGTAATCTTATTCCATACCCTTAGCTTCTCACGATCTACTAACGGAACTAAGTCTACGTCGTTATCAGTATTGGCGAAGTTCTGTTTAGTGCTTGTCGCAGCATCAATTTGTTCTTGTAAGCTTACCATTATCTCTCTCTAAATATCTTGTATGAATATGATCTGAGAATCAATCTCGATCACTGTTGTTGCACCTAGCTCCTCTTCAGGAAAGGCTACACGTAAAGCTGCGTTAGTAGAGTTATTAGCAACCCACTCACGTGCTGTACTACCGCTACCGTCACCAGAATCAGTAGTATAGCTTAGCTTTATTCCTTTATTGAACTTAGTCTTAACCAAAGTCTCAACAGTACCAGCGATAGCTCCACCTAGTCCAGTGTTAGCCTCAGTAACATCAGTACCGTCGTTACCCATTTGACCATCGTCAATCTCATCGTGAATCAGGTCACGCCATTCGTTTATTCCTTGCTCTAATAACATTTATATCAACTCGTTTGTATTATACAAATCATACTCCACGTCCATGAACGTCGTCCATGATGTGGCGTCAATCTGGTGTCTAATCTTAGTAACTACCAGTGTGTAGTACGTACCGCCATTATTAGCTAGAGCACTCTCCGGTCGTTTGAATAGTATTTTAGTACCTTTTCGGTACCATTTAATTGCTTCACTTCCTGAACTAAGTTTAGTGAACCTCTGACCACGTACTGTGAACGTACCAGTTAAAGTGTTCTCTTTCTGTCTTAATGATAATGATTCAGCTATACGATAACATTGTAACCTGTCTGCTGTACGGAAGTAAGTATTGAAGTCAGTTCTGCTAGCAATAGTATATGTAACTCCTGTGCCGAAAGTAGTTGTAAAGTCCCAGTCTGCACCGGTGGAAGTCCATCCACCAATTCCATCAGCACCTTCCCATCCATCATCAACTTGTCTAATTACAGGATCTGTCTTAATACAGTAGTTCATCATCTTCTTACCAACATTAGTCATTGGAATCATTGTCTCCTTCAGACTATCGCTGCTAGTACGTTCATTAAACCAATGACCGATAACATCAGTACCTGCAACTCTATTAGCACCACCATTAAACGCGATATGATTAAACTTCTCCTCATCCTTAGCACCTAACTTCCAAGCGTAAATGTGTTTCCAGTCCTCGTCATTATCCCAAATAAAGTCAACAGCGCCGTACACAACTATGCTGTCACCAGCAAGTATACCATCTGATTCTGCATTACTTGATAATGTATAGTCATTACCTGCAATGGCAGTTATGGTGTACTTCCTTGAGTATGTTAAACCATTACGTACAAAACTAATCTTAACTAGCTTACCTAGGTTACCTGAATCTCCGCTACCTACTGTTATCACGCTACCGCTAATACTAGAGATAGTATCAGTGTCAACCACGTTAGGTGCTGCAGCATAATACCAGTTAATTACATATTGGTTAGTAGCGCTATCCCATGTGATAACATCAATCATGTCACGTAGTATAGGTGGAGTTCTAGTAACGATCTCGTCGCTAGTGTTACAAGCAGCAATACTGCTAGCTTCCTGTATTAGCTTATATACTGGCATGAACGCCTCACCAATATCAATTATTGGGAATGCTTGCGTTGCACCGCTACCCATGTCTCTCAACATCTGTATCCCTGATGTGTAGTCGTTTCCTACATCAGTAACACGCGTTGCTTTAACTTGAGTGCTATCCTGGCCTTGCATACGCTCAGACTTAGAAGTACGCTGTATCGCGTCGTATATAGCTTGTGGGCTACTCCAACCTATACGGTAAGAAGCCCAACCGCCACCGCTAGGTGATGCGATCGTTGTATGCGTAGTACAGGTAGTAGCTGTATTACCTGTAATTAAATAATTGTAAACATTACCACTGTTATCAACCAGCTCTAATGTGTAATAATAAAGTCCCTGCTCGTAGTTACTATTGGCAGTACCAGTCTTAAAGCTAGCACCACTATCAGTAAACGTAGTTCCGGTAGCTGAAGTAGGAGTACCATTATATAATGTACCGTACACCTTACTAATAACCTTATTCACTACCTTATACTGTAGGCTAACAGCGGATATAGTAACTACCTCATCAGGCTCAGATACGTCCCAGTTAGTAACAGAATAAGTCTTAAGTAGATCGTCCTGGCTATTAGTATTAATACTAGTAGGACCATCCACGTACTTAACGTAAATCCGTAGTATTGAATCAGTTTTAAGTTGTGAGCTACCATCAGCTTGCTGTACAAAGAACGGAGCTAGCACGCCAGTATTAGTCATTGTATCTCGTATCAGCTTGAACTGCAGATCAACCTTATCATTCTGGATGTTAAGCGATTCGTTAGCAGTATGACTAGTGACATAATTAGTAATGTCAACTGATGTACCCTGGTCATTAGCAGGCACCCATACTATCCTATAATCAACACAATCTATACTAGCATATCCCATCTTAAATCTGACTCTCTTGTTGCTCGTTCTCTAGCACGTAACCACTAACTGATACACGTACTTGGTAGCTATCAGCAACCTCTTTAACGTCCACGTTCTCAATCACTACTGGTATTGCGCAAGGGCTATATCCTCCTATAGAGCCGCCCATAGCGACAGAGTAATGATAAGTACCGTAAGTAGTAGATTGATAACCTGCGGTACTTGAACTTGTATTGAAGTCCCACAAACTGTCATACAAACTACGTAGTTGAGACGTGAAAAAATCCGGTTCTTGTCCGAACCGTAATAAACTTGAATCGTTATCATTTGGCATCCAAAATAACATTATAATTGTTCTTGACCTTGACCAGCTCATCAAGTAACTGATTGAGTTAATGTCACGGTCAGTAATCTTATTACTAGAATCAACAAACTCTTTACGGTTATACATTGCTTCCATACTGAACGGTATTGGTTTCTTACTACCTTTACTAACCCTAGTACTTCTACCTGCTATACCAGACTTAGTATCCATGTTGTTACCGGTATTAAAGCTAAGGCTGAATGGTTTTAAGTTTAGTAAGTTATAGTCTCCACCTGGGTTTAATGTACCATCAGGACTAGCAATACTGCTAGTGAATACTCCTGATTCTGTTGTGATCTTTACTGATCCTGTGTCTTTCATTGCTAAATATCCCATTGTAATTACCCTTGTGTTGTGGTATTGAAGCTACCATTGCCTGAAAAAACTGATGATTGATTGTTGTTTGCAGGGTTTACAGACATTATACTATTACGCTCTCTCAATAAGCTGTTTATAGTAGATTGTTTCTGTATTTGACTATCTAAATCATTATTCATGTTGCTAACTAAATCAACACTACGTATTAGTTCATTGTTTTGGTTACCAAATATACCTATGTCTTCATTTCTAAACTCACCTAAGTATGACCTAAAGTTAGCTAATCCAGTTTCAAGAACATTGTCTAGTAAGTTAAATGGCATATCAACATAGTTTAATATTGAATCAAAGAATCCTTGACCGAAATCTTCATCAATTAAACCAATATTAATTCCAGGTATTTTATTTGCTACATTAATCATACCGTTAACTAAATATATGAATCCACTTAATATTTGCCTCCATCCAGTAATAAAACTATCAACAATTGTATTCATTACCTTGAATAATGTTCTAACTAAAAACTCTCCAACCAGTACAGATAATTGTGTTAATGAAACCATTATATTCATCGCATGAGCTTTCAGTGCATCAATATCTCCTGAGAAAAGAGCAACCATAACTCCTACAGATGACTTCATAAGATCAATTAAAATACTGAATCCAGTAGATAAATATCCAAGTAAATCATCAAAGTCTTTACGCCATGTTAATGCTATGAACCCAACAGCTAAAGCAATCCACCCTAGTGCAGCTAAAATAGATGCACCTGCAGATGTTGCAAAAAATGCTGATACAGCCATCCATGCAGTTTTTATTCCAAGTATACCCTTCCAAAGTAAGTCAAGCATCATACCCATTTGCATAAGTGATCCAATGAATAACGAAATACTACCTAAAGCAAACAACCCAGCCATAGTGCCTAGTAATGCTTGGGCCGCCCACTCGTTCTCAGCAAAGAAGTCAGCCATAGTCTCTAAACCATCAGTAAGCCATTGTAGTCCATTGATGACTGCAGGGCTGTTCAGTGCATTAGCAATACTAAACTTAAGGAAGTTCCAGCTTGCATTAAGCTTCAGAACTCCTTTATTGAACTCGCTGTTCATACCAGTCATCTTCTTATAAGAATCAATGATGGATCTCAACGCTCCACCGAACACTCTTTGAAGCATCATACCAGCAAACAAGAATGTTAAGAAATTAAAATTAAAAGTCTTCTGTGATTTAGTTAATGATTTAAATTGTTTATCTAAATTAGTTATAGTGTTACCAGCAGTCTTACTTAACTCAACGAATTGTCTTTTTAGTTGAGCGACTACTCTGTTGTTTAACATACCTGCGTCAGCTAATCTATTGTAAGTTTTACCTACATCCATTAGACCTCTATTAGCGGCAGTGATGTCATTCAGATTAAACATAGCTCCAGTCATAGCTTTACTACTGCCAACAGATTTCTGCATGTTACTCTTCATCTGATCCATCTGTTTGTTAAGATTCCTAAATTCCACATCAATATATAATTTTGCGTCTACCATGATTTTACCTTAATAGTTGTTTTCCTTTCTTTGGGGTTGGTGTTTTATTACCTAATCCGTCATCTTTCTTACCATATTTCTGCTCCAAGTATCTCGGTAGCATACGCAAACGTTGAATTAACCATACGCCATTTGTGTGTCTATCAATAGCAATACCTGACTCCATTTCGTAAGTCATGATGGTATATGCAAGTGCACTGCCAAACTCTTCCATATCACGAGAGTTTGCCTCATGATGTAGTCGAGCAAATGCAGCTCTACGTTTCTCCTCCCTAGTAAGTTTCTTACCAGAAGGAGACTTTAGTTTTTTTTGATCTGATTTTCTTTAGCTTCAGCTATGTCCTTATCGTACTCAGCTTCAGACTTAATACCGAAACCAATCGTGAACGCTCGCTGTAATCTTTCCATGTTTTGAACTACGAACTTAGCTAATGTCTCTTTATCGCTAGACCACTTTGGATCTTTATCTAGGAAGTACTTATTGAAGTAGTTTCTGTATGTAGATTGTAATCTCATACCATCCTCATAAGTAAAGTCATCCTTCTTCTTACCAGCCATTGCTTTCGCTGGAATTTCTTGAAACTTTACAATGTCTTCTGCGTCGCAGTTTGAAAAGTCAATCTCGATGTGATCGTTTAGTTGTACTATGCTAATGCCTAATGCTTTATGTATATCTCCTTTAATCATATTCTTTCACCATACTTTAATCAATAATAATAATAATAAAAATTATTGGTACTCCTTGTACCAGATTACCACTCGGTATGTATCTGCAGCAGTCAAACTAGTTACATCAACTTGTAACGCTTCACTAACCTCATGTCTAACGTAGTTGTCAGGATCAGTAATTGTTCCAGCAGCTAAGTACATTGGCTCAACAGGTACCTGGTTAAACGTAGTATTAACGGTAACAGCAGTACTTGCACTACCTACGATGTATCTATCTACAATCGAAGGACTACCTGCATCGCTAGCATCACAATATATTTTGAAATCTGTGGCTGCGCTAGTAAGTATCTCAACACGAGCAATCTCACCCTTAATAATATCAGTATTAAATGATTCACTAGCTGCGGCTGCAGTAATAATTCCACTGTCATATTGTTTTAATATTGGCTTCATTTTTTCTTACCTGACTTCTTCTTAGCAGGCTTCTTAAGGATTGATTTAGCCTTATTCAGTACCTTAGCAGCTAAGCTAATGTCTTCTTTGTCAACCTTACCGTCGTTATTTAGATCTAAGTCTAACTCTTCTGGTTTAACCTTAACCTCTACTTTAGGCACTACAGCCTTCAATCTTGATGCAAATGATTCTGGTCTGTGAGACATTAAGTTAGAACCTAACTCGTCACTAACCTCAATCACGTCACCAGGTAAGTGTTTATTACCACCTAAATTTACTTCTTGTTTAATTATTAGTTTCATCTGATTTTACCCTCTTGGATTTTTTCTTTTTAATTATTTTTTCTAGTAATCGTAAGCTATCTTGGTGAGACATGTACACTTCCTCATGAAGCATTAGCTTGTCACCACGATGGTACTCCACGTTATTTAACTTCAACTTACGCTTAACAACTTCATACTCGTTCATTTAAACAAGCCTCCATTATCTTTTTCTTTCTGTAGCTCATTTCTAAGCTTCTTAATCTCTTCAGTCAATGCGTCCAGTGTTGGCTTGAACCTCTCAACGAACAGGTGATCATGTAAGATCTTACCCCATCGGTAATCGCCATGTCCTACAGGACACTTCGCTTGACAACTCTTAGTCCAGCTTAACATATGCTCGTGGTCATCCAACGGCACATTAGCTTTGAATACGAAATACTTAATATCATCAGTCATTCTTTTTCTACCTCATAAAATATAATAAAAAATGGGAATTACTTCCCTATGTATACATTAACCGTAACCGCATTACTTGCGTCAGGGTTTGATAATGTAATTGCGTCAACTCCGTTACTACCTGAACCACCAATCACGAATAACTTTCCGATTGGGATTGCATCAGTTCCACCGTTCACCTTTGCAGTAATATAACCGCTAGAAACATAAGTGGGAACAATAATAACAAGAGGAGAATCTGCATTAACCCCTCCGAAGCTAACGCTAACGTCAGATGCAGAGGCATCCAAACTAAGAGTTTGTAAAGTCCACTCTGACACGTTCTCCGAAACGGACAATGCCTTTGTAAATTCTTCTGTCGTACCATCTAGCACCTTTATATTTCCAACTACTTGTAATGTCTTAGCCATCTAAATCACCTAAATGTTTGCATCAGCATCATTAGCTTGATCTTTGATTACTTCAACACGCACGTCAGCACCCTTAACTTCAAACTCTACTGAAGCTTCACCACGTCCATCAGAACTTACTGAGTCCAGTAATCCAACATTAGTAATAATTACATTATTACAGATTACGAACTTAGCAATGTCGTCAGCAGAATCAGGATCAGATGTGTCGCTAGCCCAAGCAGCAGTAAACGCTACGTTCTCACTAAGCTCACTACCTAAGTTATATCTATATCTACCAGTAGGAGTATTAGCGCTAGAATCAGTAGCATACTTTAATCTTAATAGATCTTGTACTCCACCTCTAATTGTAACTGAGCCTGATAGGTTAGTTTGCGGATCTCTGTCAATACTTACGTTCTGTGAACCAGCACTATCAGATGAACCAAGGAAGTAGTTATCGTTAGTTTCTGTTCTAGGCATCTCAATACTAAAATCAGTAGCAATATGGTCTAGTCTATGGAATGCTTTCATAGTAAGTCCAAATGGAACGTCTAGTAATATGATTGTGTCTGCGCCAGCTACACCGTGATCAGTAGCTAAGTCTGTATCAGTAGTAATTGTACTTGCATCATTATCAGTAACTCTAGCGTACTTAAACTTACCATCAGCCTTCTTAACGATTACATAGTTACCTATTAAAGCGTCAGGAGTCATAGTTGTGTTAGTTGTAAGAGTGATTACAGTAGTTGTAATGCTTGCAATTGTGTCGTATGCTTGAGAATCAAAGCTCTGTGTAACGGATGTACCGTCCCAACCTAAGTCAACGATACTATATAGTACGCTGTTCTCAGTACAGTCGCCGTAGTAAGCTCCCCAGAACTTCTCCATATTATTGGCAGTGAACTGAGCGTTACTGAATGCAATTTTACTTCCATCTCTTACTAAGTCGCAAAATGATAAGAATACCTGTTTTGCTCTTATTCCTTTTCTTGGATCGAATGTCATGTTTTGTTTTACCTCATGTTAATTTATTTTAGTCCATACTTAGTTCTGTCACGTCCAATCAAATTCTTGAATGCTATTCCAAACATATCTCTATCAGGGCTACCTAGTGGAGCTGGAGATCCTGAACTACCTTTCCCACGAACCTTTAACCTGTTCGCTCCATAGTTTGGTATCTTCTTATCCACCCAAGCCCTTAAGCCAGGAGTACGATCAATGTCGAACCACTGATCTGCTTGGTAACCTTCTAGGTTAATCTTGAATGTGTGCTCAGTACCTGGGATAGGTTGAACACGATATTTTGTAGATCTACGATCTTTAATTGTAGTCGTAGCGCCAATGTCAGCCATACTAGGTACACTTGCACCACGATACTTTTCAGCAGTATTACTGATGTCTTTACGCACTCCTCTACTAATTTCATTTAGTTTTGGCACTAGTATCTGATCTCTTACTATGTTTTTCAACTTAGCAAGTGATCTCTCGTCAACCTTAAGTTGTGCCATTAATAGTCAACCTCAACGAAGTATGTCATCGTCCTAGCATGAACGTTCTGCTCATTAAGTTTGATGTTATTAGTGTCTTCGTCGTAGTCGCCAAATGTAAATTGTGTAAAGTTTGAAGGAATCATGACAGCATCAACACTATCTGATAGTGTGTCGACGTCAGCCTTCTTAGTATCGTAAATTGTGATTGTAAGTGGAGTTGAATCGTCATAGTGACTATTATCAAACAACTCTCTAGTCTTGTCCCGATTAGCAGGAGAAATTATTATTATTGGGTATCCAACAAAGTTAGTAGTAAGGTCTGGTAAAGTAGAAAAAATCCATTGTTTCCCTCGTGATTTAGGGTCTGCAACTTTAGTATTAATTACGGATCTAACATCGCTATATACATTAGCTCTAAATGTGGCTTTACTTATTGTCATACGTGACCTACGTTATTGTATAGACCTTACGTAGTCTATAACATATATAACGTAATGTACATATATAAAACTATCTATTAGTTCTTTGGCTTTAAAGTAATCTCTTTGATAACTCCGCCCATATTAGCCACGTTACCAATCTTATTACTGAACACTAATACAAATGTATTGCCATCAAATACAAACTCATAATGATCATCAGCAGTGTCATCAACAACAGTATCAACAGGTACATACAATCTCTGTTCACCGCCACGCACGTTCAAATCAAGTACCTGGCTATCTGTATTGTCAGAACTATTAACTACAATACCCTTAACGAACACTGAGCTGACATACACGTCATCCATACGATCACCGTATTCATTAGTAGTGAAGGAATACTTCCTTACCTCTAAGTCTACACCAAGTCCTAATGCAGTTCCATATGGACCTATAATGTCTGAGTTAAGCTTATCCCTAAGCTTCTCGAACGTCTTAGCTCTAATAACCATTATTACACCTGTATCGCATACTAAAGTTACCACAGTTAGTAGTAAACACTCTAAAGTTTCTGGCCTTCATCTTCTTTAGTAATGATAGAGTATGATTAATCTCTTCCTGTAGAACGTCAGTCTTGTACTTCATGCTAGCGTTAGACTTATCACTAATACGGATAACAGCAACTGATACGTTCTCAGTATCTGATGCAGCTTGACCTAGTCTACCCATTAAATGATGTTTCTCAACCAGTAGTCGAACTAACTGCTTGATGTAAGAAGGAATAGTTTCGTAACCTGCCTCGTAAGTAACCCTAAGTTGTTCATCCAACCAGTAGTAATCCTTAGTCTCAACCTTAGCAATGTTAGCTTTAGCAATACGATAGCTAGTGGAAGCGTAAGTAGTCCAACTCTCGTCCCACTTATCACCACCATTAACCTCGATACTAAATATCTTACTTAGCGGTCGGTTACGTAAAATAAACTCGTTGGTTTGACCATCAGGATAGATCAACTCGTTCTCTACCTTATGGAGATCCCAACGAGATTCAGTCAGTCTGTCAACCTCATCCTCGGACAACTTAATCCAGTGCTCTACCAACGACTGTTTAGGGTAGTCGGTATTATTAATACTAATATCTAATTGGTCCTCTATATCGGATAGGGTTACGTAACGTGACATTTAATTTTTACCTCATTTAGTTTGAGATACCTTTTCTGACTTTGGTTCTTCAGTACGACTTCGACCTGAAGGCTTTTGATCCTTAGGTACAAAGTCATATTGTTCTTTTAGCTTAGATAGTACTTCATCAACCAACTTAGACTTTTCGTTGTCTTTAGCGCCCTTCATTACTGGAATGTTGTTAACCTTAATTACTTCAAATATGTCTCCGTAATCATCCAATAATCTATCGGCAACATTACCGTTGATTGTGTTCTCTATACCAGCCATGAATCCAATGTTCATGAAAGTATCTGTTATCTTTGATTTTAAAGTTACCTTCTGCTGAATACCATCAGTCATAGGAAACCGTTGTCTTACCATTGGTACTTTCATACCGCTAGCCTTTAATCTTGAACTTAATATATTTTGTTTCTCTGCATAATCCATTTCAAATCACCGTTTCAATCAATAAACTTATCAGCTAATGACAATAATTCCATATCAAGTTTATTCTGTTTATTTAGTTTATTCAACTCGTCTTTGATAACTCCCATGGTAGCATCTCCAAGTTCAAATTCCTTAAGCTCTGAAGCTTTCTGGTCATCCCAAGATATTCTGCCATCTTTCTGAACAATATCATATTCTTTATGTTCTTCATCAGTGATACCAAGTTTAGTAATAAGTTCTCTCAGTAACCTTAGTGTTATTAAATTACCTTCTTTAGGTAATATTCTTAATATCATTAATCTGTCTTTTAAGTTCAATTCCATGTTTTCATCTCATAATAATAAATAATTAAAAAAAATAAAAAAATTAGGATCCTGTTACAATTGGTATATAACCATATAACGAACCGTTTACTTTTACACGTAATCCCGCTTTACCAGTTAATGCAGTAATATCTGAATCAACCATAGCACCTGAGGCAGCACCGCCAGCAGTACTAATTGATAGGAAAGCAACATCAGTTTCAATATCGTCATCACCAGTAGTGTTACCACCGATAACAGCTCTAAACATTGAAAGTTCAGTTAAACCATCAGGATCTGAAGCAGCACCATCAGCCCAAATCTCAGCTTGAACTGCTGATAATGTTCCGCCTTCCCATGCAGCATCGTCAGGGATGTGTAATGTGAATCTACCTGCTACACCTAATCCTGATAGTTCACCAGTAGTTGTACCAGCGAAGTTTAAGGATATATGTGCACCATGAGCAGTACCACAAGCAGCCTGAACAGTAGTGAATGCTCTTAAAGCCTCTCCACCGCCTCCTGCACCAGCTAAATATAATCGTGAATATCTCGCACGATTATCTCCTGATGTAGCAGTTGACTTAACATATTCTTGGAAAAACTTTGTATCAGCAACAGATGATGTCAAAGGTAATGCGCTTGTACCAGCTTTTACCAATGGACCTGCGGCTTCAACAATGTTAAGATTAGTTAAATCTAACTGAGCTTGTATACTTTTTCTCTTAAGTATTCCACCTAAATCGTAATCATATTTGTAGGTCATTTAACTCACCTACTGATTTACGATCAAAGCTTTTTTAAGTGATCCGTCTACTCCGGCTTCTAGTAATTTACAGAATCCGTTACCGTCAGCTTGAGTACCTAGAGCGTTAACCATCATGTCAGCCATTGGGTTCATGAATGTACCGATAGCTGAAGTATCTCCAGTCATTACGTCTACGTATCCTCCTATTTTAAATCTACCTTCTGCACCAGATGCTACAGCTTCTAAAGCTACACCAAATAGACCTAGTCTATCGTTGTCAGCAGGAGCGGCAGTAGCGCCAGTTGCAACAGCAATCTGTACTACTTTACCTGCAGCAATAGCAGCGTGAGCAGTAGCAGGTATAACATCAGAACCTGATTTAAGTCCTTCTGCAATTCTTACAATTATTGTTTTAGTCATCTTAATTTACCTCACTTAAGCTGATGTCATAATGATAACGCTGTCATTTCTTAATATTGAAACTCCAAACATTTCCCACCATGAAGCAGTGATTGTTCTGTCTCTCAATGTTTCTTGCTCGAAACCGAAAGTCATCATCTTTTTTGTTGCGTATACGAATGGTCGTCTACCTAATGCGATAGCCTTGTATACTGTGATTGAGTTCTCACTAGCAGTAGTAATTTGGTTACTCATCATAATAGGGATTCCTATGTATGATCCAATTTCTCCTGATCTGATTACTCTTCCGTCACCGTACTGAGAAGCGTTCACGAAGTTAGGTAGTTTTAACATATCTCCGTACTGTTCTGGATGAACTACAATACCTTGGCACTCTTTAGCTTGTGATTGAGCCATTGCAACTTTTAAATCTGCAACCATGTCAGTATTAAATGTGTCTGTTGAAGAGATTGTTCCTGATGCTTTACCGTTTGAGTAAATACCAGTACCAGATGAAGTTAGTAATTCTGTTACGATAACAGCATCTCTGTTTTCAATTGCTGATCCTACTGCGTTCTGTTTAATATCACTTAGTAAGTAATCGAATCCTTGAGCTAACTCTTCTTCAGTAATTTGTTTTGCATCTCCGTACGCATTAAATGTTAATGTTACTTGAGTGAAGCTTAACTCACTTACTGGTGTTGCAATCCCTTCTGTTAATAGACCCATACTGTATCCTGCGTTGAACTGGTAATTTACTTGTCTTCCTGGTTTGTTCAGGTGTCTAGTATCATTAACAGCAAATCGAGGGAATACTGCAGCATCATAAACATATTTTTCTAATTTATCATCCCATATAATAGGTGAAACGTAAGCAGCAGCAGTGCTACTTCGTGAAAAAATATTTTCTGTTATTGTCATTTTTTGTTTTCCTCTAGTTCTTGGTTCAAATCACTTAGTCTAAATCATGAAATTATTATTACGCGCCACCAACACGCCCATTAGCATAAAGAGCGTTCATAAACTCGTTCAATCTCTCTCCCTCTGTCTTCGCTACTTGTTCCTCTGGTTTGTTTCTGTAAGGACTGTCAGAGTTTGGAACTACAGCTTTACTTTCTGACATAAATTTGTCAATGTTAGCTAAACTGTTCTTCATCTCTTCCTTTTGTTTCTTTATCAGTTCCTCTTTCTCCCTTTCAGCTTTCGCTTCTACTTCTTTAAGTTGTTTCTCTAATGCTTGTAGTTGCTCTTTAGATGCTTCTTCCTTTTTACTGAATTTAGCCTCTATCATCTTCTCCATGTCAGATAACAACTGTGCCTTCTCTTTCTGTTGGTTACTTTCAATTTCCTTTACTATCTGGCTGTAACTATCTTCTTGCTGAGCTGGTGGTGGTGTTGTAGTTTGAGTATTAGTTTGTAATTCTGCAGACTGGTTCTCTACAGGTGGTTGAGTTGGAGGTAAATCACTCATCTTGCTTAGCCTCCGCAATTGCTTCTTCAACAATACTATTATCAATACCTCGACTCATCTCAGCGATGATCTTATCAGTACCTTTAATACGTTCTTCAAGTTGTGAAATGGCATCATTAAGTTCCATGTCTTTATACTTTAACTGAACGTCTTTGTATTGGCCAACTAAGTCGTGATATTCTTGCATGTTAGCGTAGCTGGGTTTACCTGTTTCATCTACACTATTGTTGTTATGCTCAAACGATCTTAGTTGTTTGATTAGCTCTAGTTCTTGTTTTTTTAGTTCAAGAACTTTAATGTCTTGTGTTTTAGTTTTTCTCACAGTTGCAATCATGTGTTTTGTTTCCTGTGGGGATCTAGTCTTGCTTTTTTCAGTCATTTAATTCACCTTATTATACAATAGCACTCATCGGAGCTAGTGTTTTGTTTGCTGGTTCATCAGTGATAGTCCAGTTTAACCTATCGGCATCAACGAACGTACCATCATCAGAAATCTCGCAGTTCTCAAACTCAGGACTTGCATACAGGTACTTACCTGTCTTGTGCAGCTTAAGATACTTATCGAACAGCTTGTGATCTTTATTTAGTTGGATCGTAGCATTAATCTTACCATCCTTGAAGTTGTAATTTAACATTTTATACAGCCCTTTAGTACCAGTATCAGTATTAATTACTGCACGTTTGTCTAAAGCGCCGTTTGCTTTGAAGTAAGTCTCGTGATCAACATCACCAATAGCAGAAATCTTGCCCTCATCACTTAATCGTTTTAACAAGTACTCTGATGCACGTTGATCTTCGTCATCCCATAAGTTGTTAGCGATTTCAATGTTGAAGAAATAATCTTTACTAAACCATCCACTCTTAACTGCAGTTAGTCTAGCTTTAGTATTCTTTTTAGCCCAACCACTATTAGTCTTCTTGAATCCTCTTTTAACAGCACCCATTGCGATCTTAGACGCAGCAGTAGGACCTAGTCCTCTTGATTTGGCTGACTTATAGTTAGATTCAAATATTGATTTTGCTTCTTTCGGTAGTTTGTTTAGTAATTCCATTGGCATTAGTTCACCTATTTTTTGTGTTTCAACCAGTTTTCAGCAGCATGTAATAATGGTGCTATAGCAATATAAACTGGATTATCAGCGTACACAACGGCAGCTCCAGCTAGTACAACATATAATGCACTAAACAAGAACTTCTTTGCAGTTTTTTTCCAATCGTAACTTATTTTTTTAACCATTCTTATAACCTTTATAACATATATAACGTACTATGTATATTTAAACGTTACTATTATAACCCAAATACGTAAGTAGCTAATCCGCCTATTAATGTAAATAGTATTGTAAATAACATGTGGACGTAGTTTCTCATACGACCATGACTATTAGTACAGTCTGTTTTGCACACCATACCCTCAAGCTTCTCATCAATCTTGTCTAGTTTAGTGTGTAGAGCTCCAATTAGCTCCTTTACTGAGTATGTTACATTTCCATTATGTTGCTTAAATTGCTGAATTTCATCGTCCATTAATTTCACCTTATATTGTCTATTTCTTTGTAGTTCCAACAACCACTTCCATCTTCGTTCCAAACACAATCAGCAATCTTACTATAATTCAGATTTTCATCTAAGTCGTCCATAACACTTATTATTGAAATTGATTCAGTATCAGTTTGAGCTACCAGCGTGCTACTGTATACGCTTAATGTAAATGTTGGATTAGCGTTTGCAATAGTACATTGGTATGAGACATTGCCCTCTACAGTAGTAGAGCTATTAATTGTCCCATAGCTTTTTAATGACTCTTGGTCACTACGGATAGTACATTCGTTCAGATCACTAGTTAAGTTACGCTTTACTGTATAACAATCGTAACCGTTACAAGTAAAGTTATATTCAATCAAGAAAAACTCACTTTGAACATTCTCAGTTAAATTAGTAATAATGTATGCTGAACTAATATCACCAAAAGTTACTGAAACGTTATGCGTGTTGCTAGCTGATAAACCTAAAGTATCGTTACAAGTTAATGTTAAGTTGTAATCACCTTGAGCATATACAGTCCAATCAATACTAACAGGGCTAGTTGTGTTAGTTCCTACAATAAAAGTAGTACCAGTAGAGTTAGTTAATGTAAGACCACATTCGTCTAAGTTATCGTTAGGATCAATAGCAGTATATGCTATAGTTCCAGCTGCACTAAATACTATTGAGTTATCAGTAGGAGTTATTATATCCACAATAGGCGGTACGTTACCTTGTGTTAAGTTTAAGTTTGTAACCTCAAATCCAGCCATTGATTCTGATAACACGTTAAGTGTTTCACCAGCAGGAACAACTAGCCATGCTGAAATGTTGTATGTATCAAGAGTATCAACATCAATTGATGTGACTAGCTTGCTAGTTCCAATGTCAGCATTATTTGCATAGTATCTACTTAAGTTTTTAGATAATGTAGTGATACCATTAGTAGCGTTCACATAAATGTAAGCAGTCTGCGAACCTGATGTTGATTGAGCTACCAAAGTAAATGATATCTCAACCTCGTCACCAGCTTGAACTAAATAGTTATCTTCTTGTAATAAATTGTAAGTTCCAGCAGTTAATGTCTGAGGTGTTGCAGGGGTTACGCTAGAGTTAAAGTTATTGAATCCTTTAATTTTACTACCATCACCATCAGCTGCAACAAATGATAATACTGATACTGTGTTACCAACTGTTTCAGTGTTATCATTTTTACAGTACACCATAAAGTCAACATCGCTTGAGTATGAAGTGTTCGCCCATGATTGTGTACCTGATGATTTAGTTTGACCTGTACCAGTGATAGCACTTGAATATTCTGCACTAGTCGTAACGCCATCAGTGACATAACATGTCGGTGTTGTAGCTCCAGTACCGTTAAACTTATGTCCTACGTCAACATATATTGAACCATTACCAGTAACAGGAACAGTAAAGTTTGCAACATTAACATACGTAGGTTGATTAGCAAAACTGAATGATGTAGTTTGTGTATTAATCTGTATTGAGCCACCACGTTCTGATTTATCAGTTAATGTGTGTACCTCGAAATTAGATAATGATATTGCACCATTACCAGTATCTCGTACTTGAATTACTCCAGTGTTTTCACCGATAGATCCTGTTTTGTTTGATAGTGGTATAGTAACTGCACCAATGTCAGATGTTGATTGTACTGTACGTAGTTTTGAATCAAATAAGTCATCACCATTCAACGAAAACTTCATATAAACGTCTGATGCTTGAGGTAATGTTTGTTTTTTAATGTTTAAGCTACCATGCGGATACAATGTATCGGCAGTAGTTAAATTAAACGTAGTGTTAAATATTGTAGTGTAAGTAGCTGAATCAAATATAATATCAGGAATGACAACATCAAAATGGTTAATCGCAGTATATTCAGGTATAGCCTCGCTATACTCTACGCTCACGTCAGCCATCTCAGCTGGGAAGTCGAAGAAATCACTATCGTAAGTAACCTTGTATTGGAAGTATTGATTATCATCCAAACTCATTGATTGAGTATCTGGAGTTACGTTTAATGGAGTATAAGTTTCGCCTGAGCATAAGGCGTCATTACATGATTTGACCTCAATGCTTTCAACTTTAGCACGCTGATGTTTATAGATATCTATAGCCTCAGCATCATCAATAGGTCCTCCTTTTAGAAAGGCTTCATCAATATTCCCTGACCAAGTATAAGCACCATATCTTGAGCCAATATACCATATTTTTCCGTCTGCGATAGTTCCACCTGTATAACTGTTATTATATACATTAACACCATTAACATAAACTCTAGTTTGATTATTATCTATATCAGCAGTCATCATTATATGGTGGTACTTGTAAGGAGGCATCACATAAACACCATTAGTGTTGTATGATGCACCATTCAAAAAGTACTCAATATAAGCTGACGGATGTAATCTAAATTCCCATCCTGATGCAGCTGTACCTAATGTTGAAAATGAGAACCTTGTACCAGTTTTATTATAATTATACCAACCACCTGTAGTGAAACCTGTTGTAAAATTATAACTAGGTGTTGTTTGAATGTAACCTGTTTCTGAATACCCTAAACCATAATGAATTACACCTTGATCCTGGTATGCAACTGAACTTCCAACTTCAGTGAATGAATTACTATTACCTGAGCTGTCTACTAAGTTAGTTACATTGTCTTCTTCAAAGTAAACTAATACAGAAGTTCCACTCATATCAACACCATAGTCTAAATATCCTGTCTCAATAGTTCCATTAGCTGGTAAATGACCTCCAGCAGTAATATTAAATGTGATGTTATCCCATGAACTTAATGTTGAACCATCAAATATTTCTGATTCATAATAACCATGTTTACTGTAATTATAGTACTCTATTATTTCTGGTAAACTTAAACTTCTATTGAATAAATATACTTCATCAACATCCATTGTTGCATATGTGGCTGTAATACCTCGACGCCCGATATAAAATGTCGAACCATCTGGATCAAATACGTCATCAACGCATCTAGTTTGATCTTCAACATCATACCCAAGACACATCGTCGTACCATTATATGAAAATGAAAACAAGTGCCATGTATCATAAGATACTGTGTTAAGCCCATAATAATAAGCGATACCATCTTCATTAGTGATACCTATTTGACCTACACTATTTATGAATGGTGAGAACTCGAATCCTGACTGTCCCCATCCAGCTAAGTATGACGTTAACCCATCTGTTGGTTTAGCCCACATAAGTAATGTGAACGGTGTTTGACCTGCACCTGGTAGTGTTGAACCATATGATTGAGATATACGTGCTGAGCTAGAACCAACAAGACCTATGGCGTCATCGTTAATACCTTGCTTACTATATACGCAATTAGTACATGTTGCATTATTTGGCGAGCCAGCGACATAGTTTTCTAATGTTCCTGATGCCTCATTAAGTTTATAATGAATAATTAAATCGCTACTATTCAACCATGAAGTCGTAGTACCTACATCGTCTAATGTCGCTACTGAGGACTTTACTCTATTGTCATCATATAATTGAGTTCTGTTATATGTACCGTTATTAAATCCAGTAGTGGATATGTTCCAGTATGGATCAATATAATATAATTTACCTAGGAATGGGAAGTATGAATCGAACTTACCTGACTTCTCATCAATATTAAAGTAACCTTCGATAGTCTTAGTATGATTGTCGTTACAAATAATACCAGTATCTAAATACTCTTGGTATGCTTCAGTTGGAGTATATCCAGTAAGGTTTAACCCAGTATCATTTTCGACATAAATATAAGAATCATAATCTGCAATGTTAGTGTAAGTAATCTCTAAGTTAGTACCAATATCATTTATATCAGTAGTGTTTACAACAGTAAAGTATACGCTAGATACATTGTAGCAAGCATCTTCCTGTAAGTAATCTTCTACAGTGAACTCAAAATCGCATCTACCTTTTACATTACACTCAATTGTCTCTGGCATAAAAGTAATCTTTAAACTGTCGTCCAATACTCCGACTGCATGTCCTTCGTTAAAGTTGGTAAAGTTTCCAACATGTATGTACTTCATACACCTCGAATTGGAGTTAGCACCCCAATCTCTAATGTCCCAACATCGTTGTGTTACATTGTCTACTGAGCATTGATAATTAAAAAAGCCATCAACTGGCTCCCATGTGCCGTAAACACCATCAACAACGCAAAGGTCGTATGAGTTTGTCATCATCCAATATGATCCTCCACCTGTAGCCATTACGATGATTAACAATGCACCTAATAATTTATATGATTCTTCCATTTTTAACCCATTAATAAGTATGTATATACGCCATCAGCGGACGCATCAATAATTGTGATTGTACAACTCCATAACGGAGTTTGTAAAGATTTACTTCTAGCATTACCTTGGTTGCCAGAACGTGATTGAAATTCAGATAATAATACATTAGTTTCTAAATCTCGTATTTCAATTTTAAAAGTCTCGTTACCACTTGGTCCCTCTACTGCAAGTATGCCAGTTTTAATAAAAACCTTCTCAACGGTAACTGAGCCAGTACCACCACTAACAGTAATCTCACCTTGTGTTCGCCTAAGTCCAGATTGGTATTCTGCAGCAAGCATAGTTACCATTTATTCACCTCTCTCCGCACTCACTCTAGCTAATATCATCGCAATGTTCTTACTTGGATATTGAACGTTTAGTATAACATTAAACTGAGGATTCCACCCAACAATTTCCTCTAGTTTTTTGTTTAAGTCGCTAATGGTTTTATACCTGTACTTGAACACTTGAGGATACATCATTTGGTACGACTACCCCCTGCGAAGTCTTGCTCAGTTGCTTTTCTGCTTGGCTGTTGATTATCATTCTTATCCAGTTTTAACCCTGGAGAAGCCTGATCTTCCATAACATCCAACTCTTCAAGCAAATCAGTAGGTATATCCATACCGTTCTCTACTAACCATTTATTCAATTTCTTGACGTTAGCTCCAATACTAGCTAGTTTTTGTGCAATTTCCAGAACGTCCTTTTTACCTTGTGCATCAATAATTCCGTGCTTCAGCTCCATATCTTTTATACCTAGTGCTGGAAGTAGTTCGTTATTAATTTCGTCTTCAGACTCTCTGAATAATGAATAAATGTGTGTGTAGAAATTGTACCTAATTTGATACTCTGATGATGATCGGTTACTGTTGTCAGTGATACCAACCAATAATGGAGGAACTTGTAATACTGATAATGCTTCCATACGCATTGCGTGGATGTAATCAAGTATCTCCTTGAACCCTTCAATTTCACGTAGCTGTTTTACCTCAGCTTCGTCACCTTGAATTACTAAAAAATTAGTACGATCAATCATACCACCTTTAAGCATCTGTAGATAATTTTCAATATCATCCTCATTAATACTATCAGGTATTTTAATTACTGATCTAAACTGGTTTGATTCTAATAGCCAGGATAAAAATCCTTCAGCAAGAGCTTTATTATATAATACTCTACCAAGCACTGTGATCTCAGACTCTCCCCATAATGAGTTACCAATAGTGTCATATGCAAAGTGTACAATATTTTCTTTAGAGAACTCAACACGCTGAACCTTAGATTCAGGATTATCAACTACCTGTAAATAACCAGCTATGTTACCACGATCATCGTTAACAATCTCCATAGTGTCAGTTTTTACAATACCAAGCTTAGTAACTGAATTAGAGCTATCACGGCTTAACTCGCTAAATACGTTCTTGTACATTAGAGTTTGCCACCACTGCTTACCATACCATCTGTTAAAACGTAGGTCCTTCAGTCTGTTTAGCTTTTGTTGAGTAACTTTACCAGTCCAATAATATCCAGCAGTACGAATTGTACTGTACTTAATACCAAGAGCTGACCTCAAAACAACATCAGTACGCACTTGCTCTAATATATTAGAAGCAGTATCTTTAAAACCATGAGAATCAGTCTTAATCCCATTGCTGTACTCTTGTATCTTACGCTTTAAGACCTTGATAACAGTAGGTTTTTTTGTGATTTTTTTGATGTTATCCGTTGAATTTGATTGTTTCTTTGAAGTTTTTGACATTTTATTACACTTTTAGTAACTTTTATAATATATACATACTATAGTATATGTATTACAACCTATATAAACGTTGTGGTATGATGGAGTATATGAAATGACAGAAAATAACGTTCTAACAATTGACAAACTAAGTGATGACCTTGATCAGATAACAGAAAACCTGATTGAAGACATTAAATCTAAACAAGCTAACAACGAACCAATAGACATTAAGATTCTACAGGAAGTAAGGCAGACATACAAAGATAAACTAGATTTCTATAAGTTCCTGATGAAGCATGAACTAGATAAGATGAAGGTGGAGTCACAACTACCTGAGTCCGCTACGCGGAAGAAACTAGCTGATGTTGAGGTGAAGTAAGTTGGTGGAGGCAGTAGACAGGAATCTTTTATATGATGAATTACTAAGACATGAACGGCACTACACCAGGATACCTGATTCATACAGACGTACTCAGCACCTAGTATCTACCAAGAAGTATGTAATGGACCGGATGGGGGTAGAGAAACTAACTTACAAAATACTGTACGAAGCATGCAAACAACACATAGATATATTCGCATACTGGATGTTAGGAATTACACTACGTGACTACCAACGAGTAGCAATAGATTTAATGAGGAAGCATAACGATGTATCAATGGCGTGGAGCAGGCGTACAGGTAAATCAACGGTAACCAAGATATTTATGCTGCACTCAGCAAGGTTCAACACACTACCGGGAGACCTAACTGGAACCACGTGGAACGTACTACTGCAAGACCAGGAAATAGCTAACTCACTGTACATAGAGCCAATACATGAAATGATGGAGAAGGGTGACCAGGTAGTAGCTAAGAACTTTAACGGATTCCTAGGTACTAATTTCTTTACAGACTCACTAGTGACACGTAGGGATAAATCAGGTAAGGTAAGGGTTAACCAGATTTCGTTCAAAATGGAGGACGGACAAATTTGCCGTATTAACACCATGCCGCCAACAAACAAAGCAATCGGTAGAGAAGGTAACATAATCGGAGATGAAGTATCGAAATGGAAAAATAACCCGAAGTGTAAAGATGAGTTCAACTTCTATGACCAGCTAATCGCAATTAAAAAAGATAAGCCACACCTGAAAGCAATATTCCTGACTACACCGGAAGGAGATCAGGACATGTTCGCTAAACTAATATTTGATCCGGAAGGGGAAGACCCTAACAATAACTACGTCAAGGTATGGTACCCATGGCAGGTACGTAATGATGAGCAGTGGCAAACGGAAATGAAGAGAACTAAAGCGGACGCAATCAGAAAAAAGCGACTGCCAATGTTCAGGCAAGAGTATGAAGCGTCATTTGAAACAATATCAGACCCATACTTCGACTCGCAACTGCTGAAAGATAGGCAAGATGACAAATATAAAAAGGACTACTCACAAATACCATGCGCAATGGGAATTGATTGGGGAGGGTCAGCAAAGTCAGAAACAGTGATAACCATAACGGAATGGACGACCAAACCGGAAGATAGACCAAAAACAATATATCAAAAGGCGTACCCAGTAGGGGAAGACCTGATATATCTAGAAAAAGACCTGGCTAAACTGAAAACAAGGTACCCAATGAAGTGGGTAGTGCCAGATAACAAAGGAGCAAGATGGATGATACCAAGACTAGAAAAAATGTTCGGAAAATCAAGAGTGCAACCGTTCAACTTTACAACGGAAAAACAAGAAGGATATGACCTACTAAGAGATGCGCTAACAGCAAACAAAGCAAGAATACCAGCAATTAAAGAACTTAACCAACAACTGGCAGGACTGAACGATAAACTGAAACCGTCAAACGCTAAACTGAAAGATGATAGAGCAGACTCATATATGCTGTCATGGTACCCATTACTGAAACATAAACCGAAGGAGTTCAGAATATTGAGATACTGAGAAGTATATCAGCATCATGAGATACTGAAGGCCATATTAACTATAGTTTAATAGGTAGAGTATGAAGTCTAATGGATAGAATCAATAGATGCCCCTGAGACATTTAGATCACACATGATTGTGTCATTTTGAGTTTTGAATTTTGAATTTAATTTTTGAATTTAATTTTTTATTTTTCAAACTTGAATTTCTGCCTCACTTGAAATTGATTTGTTTTCGATTTTA